AGCTGTTTATACGTTTTTGTATTAGATTATATTGATCCACTTGAGAATCCCTCATAATATAACCTGTGTATAACTTATACCCATATTCTAACAATGGGCGCGTGTGGGTGTTTCTGTTTTGTGGATCGTATATTTTTTTATGCAAGTCGGTCATTGCGTTTCCCCTTGTTAAGTGTGACAAGTTTTAGTGTGTGCAATTATTGCGCACGTATCAATAGTATAGTGTTGCAAAAAGTATACAGTGTGACAAGTGTGTCTCAGTTGGTGAAATGCGCCAAGTTTAGTGAGCTAAACACTTGCATAACCCTTACAATACATACGATATGCATCCCGCATAAATCCCTCACTCATCCCGTCAGTGTTTAAGTAATTGAGTACAAAGCTATCATAAGACACACGCGCCATTTGTTCACTTGCCTCATTTTTGCCGATAGTAAAAAATGATCCCATCTTCTCACCCTTTCATTTTTGGCTAACTGCCATCCGTTTATGTATGTTACCGCGTTAATTAACTATCATAAATATACATCATAACATATTAAAAGTCAACAGTATTATTTACTTTTTTGGTGTAATTGTGCTATATTTTTACGTTTATTTGATGCACCTGTTGCACCCGTTAACTGTGTCAACCATTGCACCCGATGCACCCGTTCATCATTGCACCGATGCACCCGTTCATCATTGCACCGATGCACCCGTTCATCATTGCACCAGCGCACCACGGCCTGGCGCGTCACCATTGCCCCACGATGCACCGCAGCCACTACAGCCCACCACGAACCCCAGCGCGCCCACATCAGCGCGTCACGCGCATTAGTGGTGCGAAGCACCCACAATTTGACATTGGGTTCTATACCTTTATGCTTTGGTGCGGTGTGTGGGTGCTGTTGGTTGATGCTGTTAATACCGATATCTACCGACACGGTGACCCGATCACGCAATGAGAAGCGTAATCATAACCCCCCCTATGCTCTCGCACCAAAAAATGGTATTGGGGTTATACGAGTTAGACTTATCAACACATCAACTATGCTCTTGCAGCATTAAACTGACTACACGAGTCACTCTGCGCTACTCATCATCCACGCTCACCTATACCAAGTTATACTACTTACAGGCTAATCATTGACTTGTGTGCTATAATTGCATATCTTTATTTGACTGATCGGTCAACAATTAACAAGGGTATGTTATGCAAAGTGTTATCAAGAGTAAGCAGGATGAGTTGCAGCGATTATTAGAAGATATGTCGATGGGAGACTATCGTGGCATACAGAAGCACATCATAGAGGCCACAAATGGGTTTAGAGAGTTGTTTGCTGTTGCTAATGGGCAAAATGTTAATGGGTTGGCTCCTACTGTGCAGGAGATACTGGCAGCAAACAAGTTGCTCATTGAGCGAGTGTTGCCACAGATACGTGCATCACAGGTAATGGTTAATTATCAAAATATGAACAAAGCGGATGCGTTGGACAGTGCGGAATCTGATGCGAGGGCTAAAGCGTTGCTTGCTGAAATCGAAGAAAGTTTAAATGTGTGATGAGCCAAAAAGTTTTTAGTGCTTCTATTACCCTATTTCACTACCGAGCACAAAAATAGCCCCCTGAACTTAATCAAGAGGCTACCGTTATACCCGTTAACTGTGTACACTATTCAACAGGTGATCTGATTATCTGTTTATCTGGTGCATCGGATTAACCCATTATCTAATGCATCTGTTTATCAGTTCAACTCACAAGCTGGTGGGTTGTTGAACTCGGCTTAAGCGCACACTTTCCCCTACCCATCGGAGTAAGCTAAATCCGAGGTAGGGTGTACGCTTAGAGCCAGTATATGTTGTAAGCCAGTTGGGCGTCTTAACTGGATAAGCACCTATCTACACTATGAGCAATAGGTCTAAGGGGTGTCTTCAGTGTCATAGCACCGCAGTACTCGGCCATCCCCTTCTTACACTGGCCTGCTCTCTCCGTCCTGCCCCAAGTTGAGAGCTACTATCAAGACTAATGACGCTCCGTTGCATTTCTGTCCGACATCATTAACCTATTCCATTGTGATTCTGTGCGATCCCGTATAGGTGATCCACTTGACAATGTGTAGATAAATAATACTTATTTTTGCTCAATTTGTCAACTCAAAACATATATTTAAACTCCGATATTGACAAAAGGTTCCCATATTCGTATACTTTATATCAAATATGATATAATTTGAAGGGGTGACTTGATCTGCCTACCATTGAAGAATTAGAATTTCTGAAAAAATACCAGGCACGCAAGCACCTGTTAAACTTTGTTCGGTATACCTTTCCAAATTACGCGGCAGCAGAGCATCATAAGTTAATCTGCCGTAAGTTGGAAAGCCTTGCAAGGCGCGACATTAAGCGATTGATGATATTTGCGCCTCCTCGCCACGGCAAAAGTGAAATAGCCTCTACGCGCTTCCCTGCGTGGTATATGGGGCAGTTTCCAGAGCATCAAGTTATCATTGCATCATACGCATCACGTTTGGCTCAGAGTTTTGGGAGAAAAGTACGAAACCTCATAGATACCCGCGACTATCGCGAACTTTTCCCAAATGTCGAACTCGCTCCCGACTCTAAAGCCTCTGATCTTTGGCATACGAATCAAGGTGGTGTATACCTTTCCACAGGTGTTCAAGGTGGGGCTACTGGTTATGGTGCTGATTTATTCTTGGTTGATGACCCTGTTAAGGACGCACAGGAAGCTGATAGTGAACTGATCCGTGATAATGTGTGGGATTGGTATAAAACTGTCGCTACAACGCGCCTGATGCCCAATGGTGTCGTCTGTGTTATTCAGACACGGTGGCATCAAGACGACCTCTCTGGTAGATTGTTAGAAGTTGCAGAGAAAGATGGTGAGCAGTGGGAAATTATTTCTCTCCCTGCTATCTGTGACAGTGACGATGATCCTGTTGGGCGTAACAAGGGTGAAGCACTGTGGCCTGAGAAGTACCCGTTGGAACGCTTGGAAGAAGTTAAGCGAATACTTACCTCTGGTAGCGGTAATCGTTTCTGGTCTGCTCTGTATCAGCAGAAACCGACACCAGATGAGGGTGATTTTTTCCGCAAAGAGTGGATACAGTTCTACGATGAACGCCCTGCCACTGAGAATATGACGATATATGCCACATCTGACTATGCTGTTACTCAGCAGGGTGGCGACTACACGGTGCATACCGTATTTGGTGTCGATCCCAACGCAGATATTTACATCTTAGACGTTTATCGTGAGCAGGCAGGCACGCAAGAGTGGATAAATGCACAGATCAACCTGATGAAGCAGTGGCGACCCATTGAGTGGGTTGGTGAGACAGGGCAGATAGAAAAATCTGTTGGCCCCTTCTTACGGCAGAGGATGACTGAGACCAATACGTACTGCAATATCAACTCTCTACCCTCTTTAAAGAGCAAAGCGCAACGTGCTCAGTCTATTCGTGGTCGTATGAGTATGGGCAAGGTATACTTCCCTCGCCACGCTGGTTGGACAGATGATTGCATTGACGAGTTGTTACACTTCCCCTCTGGCAAGCACGATGACTTTGTAGACACACTCAGCCTCTTGGGGCGCATATTGGACGAAACGTGGTCTCCGTTTAGTGGTGTCATAGATCGCGCAAATACAGACCCCACATTAGGCTCTAACGTGCTCAAGTTAGCACGCGAAGGAAACTTGCAAGCATTAGCGATGTAAGCGGAGACATTATCCAGAAAAACGGGGTCAAATTTCTGGACAATGCTTAACACCCCCTAATCAGTAAAGTTGGGTTCGAGTGATCCCGATTGTGCCATCCCATAGCACGACAGATATTTAATCAGTTTAACCGTAAACACTTAAGCAGGTGGGCATTTGAAGGAAGAACAAGTCAAGCGGTGGCGTGAGATCATTGACAACGGTGAAAAGTGGATGAAGCCCAAGCGTGAAGAATGGGATCAACTACAAGAACGCTACAACCTTGAGTTAAAGGTGGCAGGGTTAGAAGATGACCAGGTGCAGAAGGTGTCGCGCTTCTACCCCCTTGTGCGTCGCCTCATTGCCTCTATTGCTTACAACTACCCACGCATCTTTGCCAGTGTTGATCAAGGCGAGATACTGCAAAAGTATAACAATGCAGAGGAAGTCATTGAGCGTGCGGTGAACAATGCGCTCAAGGCGATGGGTGCTAAAGAGGAAATCCATCAGGCAGCATTTGATGCTCTCTTTTGCTATCGTGGCTTCTTAAAGGTCGGTTACAACCCTCAAGGTGATGATGCTGTGATGCCCTACGTGTCACACGATGACATCTTGGAGGACTTCCCATACATATACCGCGTAGACCCTCGCAACATCATTGTAGACCCCCTATGTGCCCCCCACAAGCTCGGAACAGCAGAATACGTCATTGAGCGTATGATGGTGCCCCTTGAGTTTGTTAAGTCTGACCCCCGCTTTGAAAACTTTAAGAATCAGTTTAGACCCCTATCACAAAAGAATCCTGAGTTTGATGACACATTTCTCACAAACATCTATGCAGATGGTGAGAACACTGACGAAAGCTCAGATGAGCACGTTAAACATAAACAGCGTGAACTGTCTAAAAATGTTCTCCTATACGAAATCCACGACAGGGTTCACCGTAGACGCATCGTATTTGCCAATGGCATAGAGGAACCCGTTGAGGACATCCCTCATCCAATGCTTAAGGTTGATCGCGTCACCCAACAAGACCCTATGACGGGCCAAGAGCGCACCATAAGAGTCGTGCCCAAGAAGTCGTACCTATTGCGCGGTGCTTTCCCCTATTACACCTTCGCCTTTGATATGAGCGACAAGTTTTGGGGTAAGCCGATGATGGCTTATGAAAAAGCTGTTGAGCAGATCATTGTGGAGTCACTGTCACGCAGAACAGACTTACTCAAGCGGTTTAATCGCATCATCGCAGGCAACAAGGCAGAGAAGCGACAGAACCCCAACTTACCAGATAACCTGTCAAAATCTAAAGACGGTGACATCCACTGGTTCGACAATCCCGACAGGGCATTGATGCCGTTAGACTTTGGCGGTGCT